CTCCGCAGGGGTCTGGAAGTTCTTTGAAGCTAGGCTTAAAATAAAGGCTGAGCAAAGAGAAAACGAAACCAATAATAGCGACACGATTCAGTATCGTGACGATTTAAAGAATAGGGTTCGTAACCTCGAGAACTTATTAGAGGATTCATCCGATGAAAAGGATGAGTTGCGAAGTCAAATATTAAAGCTAACAGAGGAAGTATCTGCGTTAAGGATTAAAGTCGAATTCTTGGAGAAAGAGAATGAACGGCTCAAACTTAAATAAAATTAAACCATATATATTCCCTGTTATGAAAGAGAACTTTATACCTAAGCCTGTACCCCTAAAAAACAAAGCACGAGTATTCAAGTGCCTTGGTCAAGTGTCTACTGGTAAACGGTGCGAGGTGCAGTGCCCAATATGCAAGCGAGCCTATGAGCAAAAAACCGAAAAAGAATAATTGGTCTGACCTACTAGTTAACATTGTCGGACACGAAGCCCCACCTGACTCGTTAGAGTTAAGAAATTCTTTTATAGAAAACTGTTTAGCCGATCAAGACGGTTTCAAGGTTACTCAAGCGCAGATACATTTAACCATGCAGAAAGCCATATATGATTGGCAAATGCACGCCCAACAAACAAAGTCACGTCTGAATGCGTTGATAAGGGCACCATATAACACTGGAAAGTCACAACAAGTACCAATTGGCTTGTCGGCCTATATGACCACTCGTAAGCATGAACTAGAAACGTTGATTGTTTCTGCAGATGGTGGTATCTCAACGAAGAGAATACTGTCTCTGAGAGCCTTATTTCAGAGTGACCAATATAAGTATTGGTGCAAGCAGCACAACTTCAACCGTATCGAGTTTGACAGAACTGACACAGGCTCGACTCAACGAATCATCGCTAAAAGCAGGAATAGAACTGGTAACCCAACCTATGAGGCGTATGCCGTGTTAACACAGACTACTGGTCAACGTGCAGGTGTGTTAATACTTGATGACGTGGCCAATGATGAAGACAGGATATCTACGGCTCGTAGGGAAACCGTATGGAACAAAGTATCTAACACATGGATCAAGCGTGTCCACGATAAAGGTATTGTTTTGAGTGTTTGTACGCCATACCATCCTAATGACGCTAATAGTAGGTTAATGAAGTCTGGGATATTTAATGTGTTACAGATTTCGGTAAAAGAAGACAAAACAGGATACAAAGTGGAACAATGGAACAACCTAAAGTAATAATATATGCTAGATTCTCTACAGATGTAGAGCAAGAAGAGATAGACTCTATAAAAGAAAAAATGGATGGGTTTCTTTCAATGATTGGAGCGAAGATGATGGGTCAATATTGGGAGATAGTTCAAAAAGGACACTCTTCGGATAAAATAGAAGAAATTATGAGCGAATGTAGTAAAAATAGATGGGGCATACTCACTTACAACCTTAAAACCTTACACGAACACCAATCAGGTGCATTATCTATTGTATCAGAGGGCGCTGATATGGGTGTGCCCATCTTTTTTATTGACCCTGACAGCGCTCTAAAGTCAATATTTTCAATATGAGAGAACCTGATAAGGTATGGCAAATACCATTATGGGAAACTAATCACAGTAAACAACGGCTACTCCAAGAAGAAGCGATGGACTTTCTTTCGTACAAATTGGGGTATGAAATGAGCGAGGAAACAGATGACCCAACGAGAAAGGCTTATAAATACTTTGACGGATATAATCACTACCCTGATGGGAACCTTACGTCTAGTGATTACGATAATACTTATCCTGTGTGGCTTTGTGCTGATTTCAACAGGTCTCCTCATTGTTGGGCTTTGCTCCAAGTTAAAAAGGCTCGTAATGGTCTTAAGCAATATGTTGTTTTTGACGAAATATTCTCTAAAGAAGCGTTAACCACTGAACAAGCCCAAAAAGCAGTGGACGTACTGCAGAAATGGCGAATATCTAAGGTTCTTTTGGCTGGTGACAACACATCTAACCAAAAAAGTGGTAACTATGGTCGTGTAGGTAAGAACGACTGGGACTATGTGCGTGAAGTGTTTGAGGAGAACAATATATCATATAAAAACGAATTAGACGTACAAAACCCTAAGCGAAAGGTACGTGTAGACAAGGTAAATAATGTTATCTATGCAGGGGTCAATGGCGAAAGGCGTTTATTGGTAAACACTAGATGCGAACACGTCATAAAGGATTATATGTACTCCATTGTGAACGATAAAGGGCTAAAAATAGATAATGGCGACAGGGGACACATGTCTGACGCTACAGATTACGCTATTTGGCGTAACGAGAAGGGGAGCGCTGCACCTATGTACGTGTTACGCTAACTTCTTTTTATAGACTTAGCACGCTTACCCATTCCTACACGTTGCTTATCCCTAACTGCCTTCTTACCTTCGCCACGTTTACGCAGTTCTTGCCACGTAACTGGTGTCTTGGAGGTAACCTTAACGGTGGGTCGACATTTCTTTGTTCCCTTAAACTTAGCAGATCCACAAGCCTGTCCGTCTTGAGTCTTCCACTTCTCTTTCATCCAGCGAGCCACGCCAGTCTTGCCTGACTTCGCTCCTTTGTACCCGCCACCTCTTTTCTTGTATTCCTTTACTATCCACGCAGAAGCATACGCACTAGGGAATATCTTGAACTTACGTTTAGCCTCAGACTTAACTCGGCTATATAGGGCTTTATTTGTGGGTTCATTTGCCATAATTGCGTCAAACTTATGGCTGAATTAAGCTAAAAGTCAATACTTTACTTTAGTATTGAATCTTGGTAGGATATAAGCATATTTTTGACACCATGGCTAAGAAGAAAGATTCAAGATTAACTAGAGCAGGGGTGTCTGGCTACAACAAGCCTAAACGCACCCCTAATCATCCTACTAAGTCACATGTGGTTGTTGCCAAAGTGGGCAACAAGGTAAAAACGATACGCTTTGGTCAACAAGGTGTTAGTGGGGCAGGTAAAAACCCAAAAACAAAAGCTGGTAAAGCAAGGCGTATGTCATTTAAGGCTAGGCACGCAAAGAACATAGCTAAAGGCAAAATGTCTGCGGCATATTGGGCTAATAAAGTAAAATGGTGATGTGTTATGCCATTACAGCGTGGATCGTCTCCAGATGTTATACAGAAAAACATTCGACAACTTATCAAAGAGGGTTATACTAGGCAACAAGCCGTAGCTATAGCCCTACAATTCTCTAGAAAATGATAGATACCTCAAAATTATACTCAGTATCCTTAGATGTTGTTGAAGACATCATAATGAAAGAATCAAGACACCCCTATTATAGCGTTGTATTAGATAGGGCTAAGATAATGAACAGTTGGTTCCAAGCTGAGTATGATGAGTATACAGCCATATCTAGTAGTGTGTTTTCAGATAAGTCATACATTATAGAGCAGTCTACCATAGAATCTAATGAAGAATACAGAGAGCGCCTAAAAAGAATGAAGCTTTTTCCATTAGAGCAAAAGTTTTTAAGCGCCCAACAAAGAATATATGATGAGAACAATGTTAACCGAATGTACCCCGAAAACAAAAGTTTTTGGAGGTGGAAAGAGTCTAACTTTGATGACGCAGGGTGTTCTATTACTGAGTTCTACAGAGACAAGGTATTATTCGTAAAAGAGGTCTTAGGTTTTGGGGCAGTAGTAACTGACCTAATGATGGATGGTGACGGAAACCCTGTTACCGACACAGACGGCAACGTAGTTCCTTATAACTTTGTTGTGCGTCCCCACGAAATATGGAACTTTCAAGTGAATCAAGGCGCTCTCACGTTGCTTGTTACTAGGCAGATGTATTACGACCTAGACAACGTTAAAAAACACAAGTGGACTGCCTACACACCTGAGTACATCTGCGTGTACATCGAAGAGAACGGGAAGAAACAAAAGACTCTGGAAATACCTAATCCATTCGGAGAGGTTCCAGCCACGCTACTCAAGGGTCAAACGGATGCTAATAGTTCCTTTATCGTGGGTAAGCCTCGTAGGTATTCACTAAAGGGAATGTATCTAGCGGCTTCTGAGTTGTTTTATGACCTGAAGAAGGGGTCTGAACTATTTGGGCATCCTATTCCTGTTCTCACAGATTCAATCGTTCGTAGTTTAGCTGGTGTAGCTGACGATGATAAGTATGACTCACGTACCATTAAAGAGGGTGTAGGTATGGCCATCATTATTCCTGATGACCAACAAATACCTAGCAACATGCTTTATCAAGCAGACATGCAAGGGTTGCAACATCTTAGAGACGTCATA